TCATCTTCACTCTCCTTTTTTATTATCCGATAATTATATTTATCCTCTTCTATTCCGTCTTCAAGACATTCTTTAAGATGTTCTTTTACACTATGCTCTGCATCTTCGTGAGAATTAAAGGTTTCTGTTTGTCCGTCAATAGTCCAAAGATTTTTCCACCCCTCGCAAAGCGTGTATGTTTGCACTTCAAATTTACTCATCTTCACTCTCCTTTATTTGTTTTAAAAGACTTTCAGCACACTCCATTCGCCCTACATGAATGTCGTATGAATCATCGCTTATCTTTTCTGTTCCGTTCACAACAGGGTCGTTGTGGTTTATCTCATCTTGTAGCCACTGCTTTACTTGTTCTAGTGTCACGATGTTACCTCCTCGTCTAAAGTTATTTCAAATGGTTCGTTATTGTCTGACATCTCGTAAATAAAAGCCCCGTCATCAAGTGGGTATAAGTTACTCGTGTTATCTAATGTGTCAATTACCTCTTTAAATTCAGACTCGGTAAACCAGTAATAACATCTTTGGTCTACCTCATGCTCAAAGAGAAGTTCGTAGTCATGAAAGTCGTTAGCGTGTATACCTATCTTTGTTTGAAGTTTTTGTGCCGTATCATCATGTCCCTCATAAACTATGATGTCTGCATCTTCTAACCTTACTTTAATTTTCTTACTCATCTTCACTCTCCTATAATAATATCTGTGTCGATACACTCGGTATCAGTTTTTAAATAGACACTTGCACCATAACTTGCTTGTTCAAATGCTCTACCTTTACTGCATACCACCTCGCTAGGTGTGGTATTTTCTTGGTAAGTTTCAAAGATATGTAACAATCCCATACCCACAAAACTACCAATAACTAATCCTGTTGCTAACCAAAATCCATCATTAGTTTTATTCATTACGCGTCCTCCTCAATAATTTGAATATCATTCCAATACCTTTTGATGTCTACCTCGCCCCTATCTTTTCTTTCAATCGGAACTCTTACAACTACTTCTTTACCTTTAAATGTTGCTGAGTAGTTCTCGTACTCTACTCCGTCTGTATCTAACATATCGTCCTTATCAATCTTGAGTCCTTTCATTACGCGTCCTCCCTTGTTTTTGCCATTTGATATAGCCATTTATTTTTAAATGTCCCGTGTTCTTCAAACCATTCTATGTATGCTTGGGGGTCTTCCAACGACCACAGTGCATCTCTAGATTCTTCAAGTCTTTCTACAACTTCTTCGTGTGTCCAATTAGGACTATCTCCCCTAATTATTTCGCATAGTTCTTCGTACTTTTCTTTAAAAGTCATTTTCGTAATCTCCTCCCATTTCTAAAAATCTAAGTTCAGTTAATCGGTCTACTTCTTTTTCAAGTGCCTTTCCCGTAAGAGTACAAAACTCATCGTTCCATAACTCCTCATGAATTTCTCCCCAAAGATCCATTTTTTGTTCCTCTGCCTCAGGTATATCAATTTCAAACTTTTTACTCATCTTCACTCTCCTTAAAAGAATTGATTGTGCTTAACGGCCCAATCAGTAAAATTTTTGTTAATTGCAAACAGTCCTTTTCGTTCAGAAGCCATAATGTTGACAGCAAACAATGCCTGTAACTCCATAGGAAGTCGTTGCATGTATGTTAGCCATGCATCTACATGTTCTTTCTTGATTGTCATCAACTCTCTCATGACAAGTATTACTCTTGCAGAGGGGTCGCTTGGCACTGAAGCTTCTTTAGGTTTTTTGTATATAGCTTCTTTGGTGGGTAGGGCATCAGCTAGACTGAAGTATGCTGACATATCCCTTGCGGCTGATTCACCAATCGTGCCAGACAAAGCCACAAGTGTTGGTATTTCTCCCAGAGTATGTCTCTGTCTGACAATGAACGATGCTTTAGCCAGTGACCTAGGCGATACAAAAGCGTCTTGTTGCACTTTGGGATTGTATATATACATGTTCTCTTTTTGAGATTCATCTTTGTATGACGCTAAACAATGTGGAAACTGTTTTACCCATGCAAGTACTTCAGGTGCAATACTGTTGTCCATTGCCCATTCAATCCATTCATCATCATTAGGATTACGAACTTCAACATTAGTAAGTCTGTTTTTCGCATGTGCTTTCATACTATCGCCAACTGCATCAGTCGTTAGATTACCTGTAGAGTATACGATCGAATCAGGGTGAAAGTTTATAGCGCCCAATCTTCTCTCAAGCATCACAGGTAACAACATATTTTTTACAGGTTCGTTAGCTTTAGTAATTTCGTCAAGCATAATGATTACAGGTTTGTTATGATGTAATTGAAAGCGTTCGTTTGGATAGAAAGCTGTTGTTTTTTGTTCATGATTCATTGCAGGCATTGCTAAGTCACCCAAATCTAAGTCAGCACAATCAATATATACAGGTATGTGTGTCTTAAACCTTTTTGATAAAGTAGTAAGCAGTGTAGACTTACCAATCCCAGGCTGACCTTTAATGTGAACTGTTATATCTTTACCCACTGTTGCGATTAAATCTTCTGCTTCTTTCAAACTAATTGTGTTTTGCATTTTATGTTTCCTCTCTATTGTTTTTGTTTATGTTAATTCTCAAATTCATGAAATCGTGAATTTAAGTCGGTTATACTGCTTCAAGAATATCTGAACCATGATATTTCTTTAAGTTTTTCTCATGGTATATCATAAAATTCTCTACACTTTCTTTCTGTGGATTACTTCTGTAACCATTATGAATGTTAAGAACAGACTGAAGAAATGTTGTGTATATTTTTTGTTCTTTTGTCGGTGTGCTATAACTTTCATATTTTTCTATTTCTTTTCTAGTCGCGTGCCTTTCATTAGTGTCATAGACATCAGGTATGAGTTTATACATAGCTTCAAAGTAACTGCCATCGTTATCTTTAAAGTTTTTACGCACCAAGTTCATCTTTTTACGATTCACTTTGTATTTAGGTAGTGTTATAAACTGCTTCTCTGTTGTTGGTTTTTTGTCATATGTGAAACTAAGCATTTGATCGGCTTTGCAATACCTTATCTTGTCACCAAGCATAACTTCCAAGTATCGTTTTTTCTCTATAGTGTCATAATCAAATGGTGCAGGGACAATTTTACGAATAGGTACATTCTCAAAACCTATTCCTGTTTTGCCTGTTATCCAATCACCATGTAGAGCAGCTGCCATATATTTTGGTGTTCTCATTTTGAAATAATCTCGATGATATTCAAGTGTTGGATATGGAGTTGCATCTTCTTGTTTGGTACTACGAGGATGACTGTAATCCCACAAACAGTAGTAGTAATCATCTAACTCTTCGTCCCATAGTTTAGATAAGTAAGAGTGTTTAAAATGTTTTGTGCTTTTTATAACACCCTTCTGCCCAAAATAATTATCAAGTCTTTCTTCAAAACCTACTCCTTTATCTGAATCGTCCCGTGATGCCGCTTCAATTTCACTTCTTATAAACTTTTCTGGACAGTCGGTAGCCTTCGTCACTTTACCGTGATTTTTACCTCCACCACAATCTGTTCTTTCATGACCGTTCGAGCCGTTCCATTCTAATTTATACATCAGTCCTATATCGTGATAACTGTTTACTCTTCCAGATTTATCACTCCATCTGCTTTCAATTACATAAGTCATAATGTTTCTCCTTTCGTTAGTTAAATCTCAAATTCACGATTTCATGAATTTGAGTAAAAAATAAAGCGTAATTTCCCACGCTTTATATATAATTATAACACATAAACTGGACATTGTCAAGTCATTTTATTATCCCTCCTTTGTTATTAATTCCTTTTAAATCTTCTAATCTTGTAACAACTACATAGTTAGATTTGTGCATTGGAACTATGCAATGCATAACTTTTTTAGCTTCCTCTTCTCCACATTTTAAACAAGTCTTAAAACCTAACACATGACGAGATGTTGCTATGTGTTTATCACAATTTTTACATTTAATTTTGGCCATTTTTATTCCTTATTTTGATCGATGAGTGTATCGCCCTTTAATAACGCTTTGGGGATATTTTGGTTGAGGGTAAAAAAGTTCTGCCAGTGCATTAGGAATGTTCTTATAATACACCAGTGTATGTGCGTCAGTTCTACGAGAACTTAAAATATTTTTTCCTGTTAAATATGGAAGCAAAAAAGTTAACTCATTTACTTTAAACTCAAGTCGGTCAGTAATCTGTGTTGATGTAAGTTCTAAATTTTTACGTAGTAGTTTAGATATGTTAGAAACGGCTCGTTTATAACCTATATCGGAGCCGTTTTTTAGTTTGTATCTTTTTGTCATTTGGTGTGCTTTCTTGTTCATTGTTTACCTTTCGTTAACTTCGTTAATCTTCGCAATTCCCATTAATACAAAACCTGTTTGTATTATTAAGCAACTCATTTTCTAAACTCTCTAAAGCTTCGGTAGTTTCTTTATCTTCTTTAGAGGGTTCTAAATTTGCTTCTATAACATCAACAGGTTCTTCCCATGGTAATTGCTTTGCAATTCTTACAGCTTCTGTTGAAGAAGATGCATTGACTTTTAAAGTTTTATATTGTTTTGAAATAGTAACAATATAAGTATCATAATTATCTTCACTCATGATGTTACCTCCTCTTGATTACATTTTTTACAGAGCGTACCTTCAGTGTAGTTATCGACAAGCTTACCCTCAATGTCATTTAGATACTCATCGCCACACTTAATGCAAGTCCACCCATCAGGTAAATCTATGTACTCACTCATATCTACTCCTTAAGGTTTGTATCAGCTTCAAAGGTTATTATACTTGGTTCTCGTACAATTTTTAAAGGTTTTCCGTCTTCAATATGTCTTTTAACATCATCACATAAATCATCTATCGCAAGATGACTCAAATCAATATTGTCAGCATCTACCACTACATCTTCACCTGTATCATCATTCATAACAATTCTGAATGTAAGTTCTCTTGTGTCAATGTATATATAATCAATGTCTTCACTTTTAAGTTTACTTACTGCCATCTATAATCTCCTAAATTTTGGTTCAAACGCTTCTATTGTATCAAAAAAGTCTTTATATTTTTTGTCATATGCAACTGATAGGTCAACAGTTTCGGGTGCATGACCAAACCACGCTAGAGTAATATCCATAGCTTCTTGTTTGGTCATTCCAGGAAATTGTGTTCTTAAGTAGGGTGGTGCACCTAACATATTAGTTACACCACTATCACGAAGTATTCGCATAAATATAAGAACCTTGTCAGCGTCTAATAATTTATTATAAGGTCTGCTCATGATAAAGCCTTCAATACATACCCAATTATTATACCTGTTGTTACACCTAACAAATACCAATTACGTTTTTTGCGTCTTACTGCTATTGTGTCCCTTGACTTTAATCCTTTAGGGGTATAAGTGTCCATTATGCGTTCTCCTTATCATCTGCATGACCTCGACCTTGAAGAGCGTCTAAAAATCCCACATATTCTTCAGCCATATCTTCACCATAAACTTCTTTCCATGTTTCCATTATCTGTTCTAGTGTGTACATTATTTTTCTCCTTTGTTCTCAAATTCATGATTTCGTGAATTTAAGTATTTATTATTTAAAGTATCATAACCTCGTGACATCCAACTTTCAGGTCTTATGTTTCGAAACCAATCAGATACACTAGGTATGCGACCACCACAATCTTCCTTAACATGTTGCTCACCAATATATCTAACAGGAACTTTTTTGTTATCACTATTGGTAATGGTTAATCCAAACACTCGTTCACATTCAAATATACCTTGTGAATGGTGTCGGAGTGCCCTATGTCTAAAGTCTGCAAATGTTTCTTTAGTATCATCAAACCAATTGTGTATGGCTTGATAGTCTTCGGGTTTACCACCCCATTTCTTTACACTCGTGAGTGCATGATGATATGTGTGCATATTATCCTCCTAACATCCAATTCATTAATAACATAAACCCAATTGGCAATAGCAGTGCTATTGTTATCAATATCCACGCTTGTATTGATAACCATTTAAGTTCTTTTTTGAAGTCATCATTCATTTTGTTACCCTCCTAGCTTGTTGTTTTGCTTGCAACATAAATTGATCGAAATCCATAGGTATATCTTGTTCATGTAAAGTATTTTGTACCTCTTCAATTCGAACATTCATGTCTGTTTCAATTTTTAGGTTGTCTGTGTCAAACCCAGTTATCTCTGTCTGACCGTAACCACCTGCATTGTTATACCAATCCTCGCCTGTTGCATCGAGTATTTTGTATGCCCAATCCTCGAGAACAGCATTGAGGTTTTCATATGGTTCACCATTGTTGGACATTACTTTTTTAGCTACTACATTGCCTAGAAACTCAACTGTAGTGTCGATTTTATTACCATCTGCGTCAAAGGTATTAATAGAATCTATCTGTCCTTCATCACCACCACCTTCAAATTCTATTTCTATACGCTTTGCTCCTGCTTCTTTGAGTTGCGCCCATACATACTGAAGAGCAACTCGTAGTTCTTTTTGTTCTCTAGCTTGTCGTTCTTGCCATGATTCATGTTCTTTTTCCATACTATTTCTCCTTGTGTTAATTTAAGGTTAATTTCTCAAAATCACGAAATCGTGAATTTGAGTATATGGAAGGCGTTATTTCCCACCGTCCATATAACATTATACCATTAATTATGGACATTGTCAAGTACTTCGTCCCATGAGTCAGTAAGAGTTTGTAGCGTTGTTTTGGGTATTTTTTCGTTAGCTTCGTTAACTTCGTGAGTAAGCTTTGTCTCTATAATAAATAATTTCCATAGCCCTGCAGGCATGCGTGTATGTTCCTTTTCCCACCTCGCCCATGTTGCTTGTGTAACACATACCATTTTCGCACTTTCTTTTTGAGTAAGTTGTGCTCGAAGTCTATGATTTTTTATAGTGTTTGCATCGGGAATATAATAGGTATCTGTCATGACATTGGCCTCGCTTGTTGTCTCTGTTTTAATACCCGAACTTTTACTGTGAATAGTTCCCAATAAGCCAATGGCATTTTACTCTCGCCAACCTCCCACCTACGAAAATGTCGACCATTTACATGCAATAAATTTCCTGCTTGTTCCTGCGATAATTCGATCGAAAGTCGCATGTCTTTTATTTCTTTTGGTTGGGGGTGTTTTATTTGTTGTTCCATAGTGCACATTTACTCCTCTCTTTGTTGGAATATTAGTATACACTTTTGTCCTGTTTAGCACAAATTCATGAAATCGTGAATTTGAGACAGGACAATAATGTAACACTTTTGTCCTGTTGCACATCATGTGAAAAATGAGCGTGGTGTGTTGGGGTGAAATTGATGACACTTTTGTCCTAAAATATACAATCTGTATATACAATATGTATATTTTTAACACTATTGTCCTATCATATTGTTAGTACACTATTGTCCTCTTTTGACACTATTGTCCTCTTTGTGTCCAGAGTTTACACTTTTGTCCTGTTGGGTTGACATTGTCTGTCATTTTATCAAGTCGTTGATTATATTAACTTTGTTAACTTTGTTATAGTTACACTTTTGTCCTATTCAAACACATTAAGTTATTGATTATAAAGTAATATAACACCTTTGAAATTGGCACAAATGTATTCAAACACTGTAAGTTATTGATTATAAAGTAAAATGACATTATAACACCTATATTGTTGTTATTACATCGCGTAAGAGGCTCTTACGAAGTTAACTTGGTAAATATACAATATGTATATTCTAATTTTCAATCTCTAAACACTATATAGTAGTGTTATAATGTAATAATGTTTGAATAGCCTGTAATCCCTTGCTATCATTGCGTTTGTATTCAAACACCTAAAATGACAGACATTGTCAAGAGTGTTTGAATAGGACAAAAGTGTAACTCGATCGAATTTGCCAACCATTATTTTAGCCAACCTGTATTGGATATCCAATACGGTCATACGGTCACGAAGTGACAAAAAAAAGGGCTACCGAAGTAGCCCTAGTTTTCAAATTCACGATATCGTGAATTTTAGTTTTGGTGAATAAATGCTAACACTTTCTCAACTCTGGAAATTTGAGTTTCAGTGTTTGCATCTAGCGTTATCCACTCTTTGATTTCTTTGATACCTTTATTAATTAATTCCTTTGCGTTTTGATTTTCTTGTTTTTCATTGGCTTTGTTTCTATTTCTTAATACTCTTGCCAATGTATCAAGTCTGGTTTTATTTCCAACGCTTGAAACCATAGCTGTAGCAATTTCATCATTACTTAAATGCTCAACTGTAGCGTCTCTCTCTGCTTTTTGTTCAGCTTGTTTTTTAGCCTTTGCAGTTTGTGGTTTAACGATTTCAAATTTTTCTTTCAACTGCTTTTTAATCTTTGTAAGATTATTAGTAGCTGTTCCCTCTGTAACTTTTTTAGCCTTTACAAATGTTTTATGCATACTTTCAAAAACTTGTTCCCATAAATCAAATGTTGGATTCGTTCCTAAAATTTCAGCAGTTTTTACAATTGCTTGTTCTTCAGAATAAACCCCATTCATAAATAAATCTACAACTTCGTTACATTTTGTTTCTAAAGCGTTTGATAATTGTTTCATGAGTAATTCTCCAATTTAATTTAAAAAACTCAAATTCACGATATCGTGAATTTCAGACCAATCGAACATAATTGCTCAACCGATAAACACCATTATACAGGAATAGTGGACAAAGTCCAGTTATTCAGATACCACCCATACCCGACTAGAGTACGGTCATATGGGACTCCGTCCTATCCTATATACATAGTAATCTGTACAAATAATATAATAATTATAAGTAATCGATCTTAATACTGGACATTGTAACCCCACCCTACGTTATAGCGCACCTACCCCCATGCAAATAGATTTGCACTTTAAAAAAATTTTTTTCAAAAAATTTAAAAACGCGAATGAGTATCAGTACCACATGCCCAATTAAAATCAAATATAATGTGAACATGGAAAATTTATCTATATACATAACGTTTTTACTGATGTTGATTGGATACTGTTTAGGTTTAGTTTATTAAATAAATACTTGTAAAAAATAAACTTTTCATGTATGTTGACATCAATAACGCATAAAATGCGCAAACCATAGTAGGGGATATATGTCAATTACAATCAAACCTGAAATTGATAAACCGTTACCAGACAGTTACGACGACGAAAAAGCTACTACTTTTGATAAAAAAGTTAAAGTAGCTGCAGCTACGGCTAAAGTATTAGTAGAGGGTGGAGCTGAAATACCAGTAAGCAGTCAAGAGAAAGTAGAAGCTGAAGAGTTGTTTAAAGCCTTTACTGATCCCGACGATAAAACAAAACCGTCTAGTACAATCAACAAAGCGTTAAATACACCAGCTACGGTTCAACATTTGTATGCAATGCTTTCTGACTATGATCATCAAGTTGTAACAGAAGCTGTGCAACTTCGTCGATTTATTACTAACAAGTTAATAGAAGATACAGGGTTAACGGATCCTAGACACAGACTAAAAGCTTTAGAGCTGTTAGGTAAAATATCAGATGTAGGTTTGTTTAGCGAAAAGACAGAAGTTATAGTTAAAAGTGATGATCCAGAAGAGTTACAAGCTCAGATTAAATCAAAATTGTTTAAAATATTAGGCTACGGTTACACAGTCGATGCTGAATATGAAGAAGTTACCAATGAGCTCGGTTCTATTAAACACGAAGATATAGATCAGGAATCTAATGAATCTTAATATACCTGGAATAGAACCAGATAAATTAAAAGAAGCTCTTGATAATATAGGATCACTACCTAAAAACGAACAAATAGAATTATTACAGTTGTTAGATGCTTTACAAGCTAGTACACAATTAACACAAAGACAAAACACCTTTTTAGACTTCGTTCACCACGTCTATCCAGGGTATAAAGTAGGAGCACATCATGCAAAATTGGCTAAAATCTTTGAAGAAATTGCTCAAGGAAAAAAGAAACGCGTTATTGTTAACATTGCACCTAGACACGGCAAGTCAGAACTTATTTCGTATTTGGCACCGGCTTGGTTCTTGGGTAAATACCCGCATAAAAAAATTATTATGGCTTCTCACACCGCAGACTTGGCTGTCAATTTTGGCCGAAGAGTTAGAAATTTGGTGGGTTCAGATCCGTACAAGGATATATTCCCTGGTGTGGAACTTCAAGCAGATAGTAAGTCGGCATCACGTTGGGGTACTAACTACAATGGCGAGTATTTTGCTATTGGTGTTGGTGGTGCTTTGGCTGGTCGTGGAGCGGACCTGTTCATAATTGATGATCCTCACTCTGAACAAGATGCAAAGTTAGGTAAACCAGAAGTATTTTTACCAGCATGGGAGTGGTTTCAATCAGGACCTATACAAAGACTAATGCCTGGCGGTGCGATTATAGTAGTTATGACTAGATGGTCTAAATTAGACTTAACAGGTCAAATAGTTAACCAAATGGTAAAGAATGATGAAGTAGATGATTGGGAAATAGTAGAGTTTCCAGCTATTATAGAGAATAAAGCAGGAGAAGAAGAGTCATTATGGCCTGAGTTTTGGCCTTTAGAAGAGTTACAAAGCAAAAAAGCTGCACTAGATATAAGATATTGGAACGCACAATACTTACAAAACCCAACATCTGAAGAAGGAGCCTTAATTAAACGAGATTGGTGGCAAATATGGGAAGAAGAAAACCCACCACCGTGTGAATTTATAATAATGACGTTAGATGCTGCTCAAGAAAAGAATAATAGAGCTGATTACAATGCGTTAACTACGTGGGGTGTATTTTTTAACGAAGAAGTAGATAATTATAATATAATATTACTTAATGCAGTTAAAGAAAGACTAGAGTTTCCTGAATTAAAAGAATTATGCTTAGAAGAGTACCAAGATTGGGAACCTGATTCGTTTATAGTGGAGAAAAAGTCTAATGGTGCGGCACTATATCAAGAATTTAGAAGAATGGGTATACCTGTGGGCGAATTTACTCCAAGTAAAGGGCAAGACAAGATTAGCCGCGTTAACGCAGTTAGTGATTTGTTTAGAAGTGGTATAGTTTGGGCTCCTGATAAACGATGGGCTAAAGAAGTTATAGAAGAATGTAACGATTTTCCTAGTGGAGCAAATGATGACTTGGTAGATTCAACAACTTTAGCGTTAGCTAGGTTTAGACAAGGTGGATTTATTAGATTGCCAAGTGATGAAGAAGATGATATAAAGATGTTTAAGGGTAGAAATCATAAAAAATATTATGCAATGTAATTTAAGGATAAAATTATGAAAGGTGTCAAACATTATACAAAAGACGGAAAAGAACATAAAGGTTTAACTCACAAAATGCCTAATGGTGAACTACACACAAATAAAACTCACACCAAAACATCAAAAAAATTAGTACATTTTAAAGACTTATCAAAAGCAGCAAAAAAGAGAGCTAAAGGATAAAAATATGGCAGACGTAGATAAAGGACTATACGCAGCTCCAGTAGGAGTTGAGGAAATGGCTGAATCAGAAGAAGCTATTGAAATAGAAATAGAAGATCCAGAAAAAGTTACTATTGGTATAGGCGATGCTGAAATAGTTATTGATCCTGATGCAATGCCTGATGAAAAGTTTAATGAAAATTTAGCAGAAGACCTTTCTGATAAATATATGGCTGAACTTTCTTCTGAATTATTAGAAGACTTTACTAATGATATAAATTCTAGAAAAGATTGGCTAGAAACTTATGTTGATGGTTTAGAATTATTAGGTCTTAAAATTGAAGAACGATCTGAACCATGGGAAGGCGCATGCGCTGTCTATCACCCACTATTATCCGAAGCATTAGTTAAATTCCAAGCTGAAACAATGATGGAAACTTTTCCAGCTGCAGGCCCTGTGAAAACTTCTATTATTGGTAAAGAAACACCTGAGTGTGTTGATGCTGCTCAACGAGTTCAAGAAAACATGAACTACCAACTGATGGATAAAATGCCAGAGTATCGACCTGAACATGAAAGAATGTTATGGGGTTTAGGTTTAGCAGGTAATGCGTTTAAAAAAGTTTATTATGATCCAGCACTAGAACGTCAAGTGTCTATATTTGTACCAGCTGAAGATATGGTTGTACCTTATGGAGCATCTAATTTAGAAACAGCTGAACGTGTAACTCATGTTATGCGTAAAACAAAACAAGAACTTCATTATTTACAAGAAATGGGTTTTTATAAAGATACAGATTTAGGTGAGCCTTCATATGACTTAGACGAAGTAGAGAAAAAGATTGCAGAACAGATGGGCTTTGATGCTACTAATGATGACAGATATAAAATATTAGAAATGAATGTTAACCTTGATTTAGAAGGTTACGAAGATAAAGATGGTAACAGAAAAACAGGAATTGCTTTACCATATATTGTTACTATAGATAAAGGTACCACAGAAATTTTAGCTATTCGACGTAATTGGAATCAAGATGATGATAATAAAAAACGTCGTGAACATTTTGTTCATTATGGCTATATCCCAGGATTTGGTTTTTATTGCTTTGGTTTGATCCATCTTGTAGGTGGGTTTTCAAAATCAGGCACAATGCTATTAAGACAGTTAGTAGACGCGGGTACATTATCAAATCTCCCAGGCGGTTTTAAAGCTAGAGGCTTACGTATTAAAGGTGATGATACACCAATTGGTCCAGCAGAATGGCGTGATGTAGATGCACCATCTGGAACACTTCGTGATAACTTAATGCCACTTCCATATAAAGAGCCAAGTCAAGTTCTTGCTGCTTTGATGGATAAAATTATTGATGAAGGTAGACGCTTTGCTTCAGCTGCAGATATGAAAGTATCTGACATGAATGCAAACTCACCAGTAGGATCTACTCTTGCTATTTTAGAAAGAACATTGAAAGTAATGTCAGCAGTTAATGCTCGTATTTACTATGCAATGAAAAAAGAATTTGGACTACTTAAAACTTTAATTAGAGATTATACAGATCCTAAATATCAATATGATCCATCGACAGGAACTCCTGGAGCTAAACAAGAAGATTATGATAAGGTACAATTAATTCCTGTAGCTGACCCTAACGCTGCAACTATGGCACAAAAAGTTGTACAATACCAAGCTGTTATGCAAATGGCTCAACAAAACCCAACAATTTATGATTTACCAGAATTAAATAAACAAATGTTAGAAGTTTTAGGCGTTAAAAATATAAATAAATTAATACCTGATGAAGATGATGTTACTCAACTAGATCCTGTTTCTGAAAACATGAATATAATAAATAGTAAACCTGTTAAAGCGTTTCTTGATCAAGATCATGAAGCTCATTTAGAAGTACATATGGCATTTGCTAATGATCCTAAAATTAGACAGCTTGTTGGTCAAAGTACAAAAGCTGCAGTAATACAAGCCGCTATGGAAGCACATATTGCAGAACATGTAGCATTTCAATATAGATTAGAAATAGAAAAACAATTAGGTGTTCCACTACCTCCAGTTGATGATCCACTACCAAACGATATTGAAAATGATATTGCTAGATTAGCAGCTCCAGCAGCTGAAAAACTACTTCAAGAAAATTCTATAGAAATGCAAAAACAAAAACAACAACAACAAGCTCAAGATCCAATTATTCAAATGCAACAACAAGAACTACAAATTAAACAAATGGAAGCTCAAGCAAAAACTCAAAAAATGACAGCTGATGTAGAACTTGAAAAAGCAAAACTAGAATTAGATAGAATGAAAATAGAATCAACTGAAAGAATAGCGGGGGCTAAAATAGGTTCAGAAGTTAGTCAACAACAGGCAGAGAGAAATGCTAAGCAATTAATGGAAGGAGTTAAACTTGGTCAAAAGGGAACATTAGATACTGCTGATTTAAACCTCCGTGAAAAAGAATCTAAGGTTCGTAATGAAACTACTGCACATGTGCAAAAGTTAAAAGATGAAGCTCAGGTAAAAGAAACTAAACTTAAGGATAAAACTAAACTAAATAAAAAGGAATAAAAAATGGCAGAGAAAGAAACGCTTATGCTTCTATC